CGAGTGTGAGTTTAGAAAGATTGAATGGAGGTTTCAACATTATGAGTCTCCAAGATATGTATGAGGGTGAGACAGTTTATACTCATGTCTCAAGAGTCTCGCATCAGATGCTTACACCAGTGCGAACTTGTTAACATTCATGGAATCAGGATAACCTTCTTGCTTCCTCTTAGAGGTAACAATCAGACAGTCGATTCCAGTCTCTTTAATAGCTGATAGAATCTCATTCACTGAGCGAGTACCCAACTTCTCACCAATAGGATTAAGGAGCATCTTGAGTTGACCTTGGCCAAACTCATTAGCTTCACCTGTTTTCTTCTTAGTGTGAATAAAGATCACTGCTTCATCCCCCGGATTAGGAGGAACATCAGTAGGATTACTGAGTTCTGCAACTTGCTTGTAAACAAACTTCGCTGCGTACATCGGATGTTTACCAGGCTTCACAACCTTAGTAACAAACATCGTTGTAACATGGGCTCCATCAGGGAATGGTGCAGTCTCAGGAAGATCAGCCAGATCATCAAGAGTTTCATCAAGCATCACATCATCATTTTGAGTTTGAGCATTCATTTTGAAAATCATCCAATTGATTAAAGAAACACAGTGCGATTAAGGAGATAACTCTAGCTAGCACTATCACTAGAGTTATTTTGGGGAACCTGAGATGCGTAGTGATCCTGCACTCTTTGCATCAATGCAATGTATCCAGCAGTATCTACTTTCGAATCTCTATGATCTGGTGAGTTACCTAGTCGTGAGAGTTTGAGTAGTGCCATCATTACACATACATCATTCACATCTAGCTCTACTGGATCACCATATTTTTTAGATAGATATGTACTCCAATACTCTGAGATAGTTGCGAGATTCTTATCTGGAGAGCCATAAGTTTTCTCTCTATCTCCGTAGATAATCTCTTGAGCTTCTTGAAGAATTGATTTAGATTCAGGAGTTGCCATTAGAGTCTCCAGCCAAATTAAATGTTGCTCCAGCGACTCCTTCATTAGTGAGCTGATAGCCAGGAAGTGGATTCACAAATGTATTCACTGCATAGAGTGATGCGATGAATTTCTGGGCTGCCTCAACTGCTGGAGCATCTACAAGTTCCACAGTATCTGATAGAAACTCTGTGAGTTGTACTCGTAGAATTGATCCTTCAATCGACACTCGTTTAATATGTCGAGTGTTCCAATGATAGTCTCCTAGTGAGACAAATTTATCAGCCATGATCTCTTATCCTTTCCTATTTCTTCTTCAACAAATCCATTAGTGATGATGAAGCCACTTGACCTTGAGTTGGTCCAAGTTGGCTAGCTACTTTGCCTTTGAAAATATCTGAGAGTGATACATTATCTCCCATCTTTTCAATTGCAAAATCAGATCGTGAACCTACCATGATGTTCACAGTTGCAGTAGTTGATGATGTGAATCGATGTTTCATATTCGACACCTGAGAATAGATCACATGACCGAAATACTTCGCTGCGTTACGAGAGAAATTACGAGTCCCAGCTGTGGGTACAATCTTAACTTTCCCGTCCTCTTGTTCAGCTTCTGTTTCATGTGAGATACAAAGCACATGGAATCTAGCTGTTTGAACATGAGAGAGGAATACATCCATGAGTTTGCCTAGATTACCCCAATCTACAAACTCCATGCGATAATCATCAGGCTTATCTTTGGTGATGTGAGCTACTGCTGAATTGGTGAGTTGAGTTAGCGAATCAAAAACCACAATGGTATTTTGTGAGTCGAGAGGAGGGATGATAACTTCTGTAAACGAATTGGAGTTTTTCGTACATAAGGCGCAGCCGATCTTACCATGCGTGTCACAGATTTTGAATGTCCCACTCTTGATGACCTTAAGGCACGTCTCAATAGCAATGGGCCAGCTACGGTTGTCTGGAATTGAAATGAGTTCAATCTTTTCTTGTTGATCTTGGGGAAGTTTACGAAGTGTTGCATAACCATTCTCTAGATCAAACCAGATGAGATTGAATTCTTTAGAGAGTTCTCCAGCGAGTTGAGTCTTGCCTGTTTTAGGTGGTCCATATAGGAGAACTGATTGATATGGGGAGGTTGCGAGTTGAGTTAGTTTCACAGGATTTCATCCTCAATAGTTTGTCTGGCTGTGTGATTCATGACTGCAGGTTTCGAGAGTTGCGCACGAATAAGATCTTCGAGAGTGATTTGGATCTGATACTCTGCGAGTTGTTCTTCCAGCTTCTCATCCCCGGCTGATGTGAGTGGAGTAGTTAGGAGATTAGTGGAGAGAGTACAATTGTTATAATACTCACACTCTCTGAAATAGGTGAAACATGACTCACCTCTCATTGGATATATACCCTCTTGCTCGTAGAGCTTAATCATTTCCATATCTAATAGGAGTTCTTTAATCCACAGTGCACGTTGATAGTATGATTTATCAAATGAGAGTTGGAGATACTCTGTGGATTTCGATTGGTATACTAGATAGAGAACTTCATAAGCTGAGAGTTCAGGGAAGATGGCATCTAGAACTATGGAGTATCCAATTGCTTGAGCACTGTTTTTGTATTGAGCAGGGTTGACAGCGGCAGCGTTAGTTGTTTTACATTCGAGGACAATGACCTTTCCAGTTGTCTTGCTTCTGAGTACAGCATCGACAAATCCTCTGTAGATAAACCCGTCTGGAAGTCTAATTGCGAACGAGAGTTCACAAGCTGGTCGATCTTTGTATGACACAATCTCATAGTCTCCAAGGTATCCACTATTCCTCATTGCAATGAATTGTCTGAGGGCATGAATGGCTCCGAAGAATGATTTGTTTTGCTTGACATTTTCAGCGAATAGATCACAGTCCCATTCTAGAAAAGCTTTCCAAATAACTTCCTCTGTATCCATACCTTCTAAGATATGTTGGATACCTGATCCGATAACATGACCATAGGAGAATGTGATAGAATTCTCAGGTGATTCGGTAGTGGATACATCAGCACCTAGTTTATATAGTTGGAATTTGCGAGGACAAGTATGGAGAGTTAGGAGGGATGAGTAAGAGAGATTTAAAATTCTCTTATCAATCCCGGATGCAGTTGATTCAGAAGTTTCCATAGCTGACTCTGTTCTTCTTTTGTTAGATGGAGGTGTGCAGATGATAGTGTAGCTGCGATAGCGTAAGCTTTGTGTGCGGGCACTGTCACTGTCACTGTGGGTAGATGCATTGGGAAGGAGTTTATTACAGATGAACAACCTAACCAAATTGCAATCTCAGATATATCTCTATGCCAAATATCGGATGTATATATCTGTGCAATTAGTCGGATCTGTAGCTCAGAATCCAAGGTCTGAGGTTGAGACATTCTTGAGCTTTGCTTTAGCTGCGGCTTTAGGGGATGTGAGAGATGCAGCTAGATACACTCCTGTTTGTTTCTCTAATCCATTCACAATGGTGCGAATATCTGAGGGTTGCAGGAGAGTTACTAGAGCTGGATCATTCTTGAGTGTTCTACGAATCTCTTGAAGGAGAGTAGGAATAGTTGGATGATCTGAGAGGATTGCGGAGGATAGAGATAGGATACGCTCGTGAATGATTTCGTATTGGGTTGGAGCGCTTGATCCTGATGATCCTACTCCGGATAGAATATTAGAAGGAGTTGATACGCTACTGGTAAGCAAGCTGTCATCAGAAGTATCAGGAGAACTAGGAATGCTAGCAGTAGGTTGAGGAGTTTGTCTAATCTGTTGGACATTCTGGATCACCTGAGGAGGTGGAGTGATCTGAGTTGCACGGGCAGCTAATAGTTTTTGTGCCCAATCTGGAGTTGTCATATTGATTTATTCCTCTGATGTAGGGAGAGTGACTTCATCTAACCCAAGTGATAGCGTGAGAGTCACTAGTAAAAATCCTGCCTTAGATGTATGTCTCATTCTAGCTACTTGATGATTCTCAGCTAGTTGGAGAGAGTACACTGTGTCCATCCACTTCTCTTTCTTCAATGCCTTAAATATTCGAGGGTGATGTTTATTCGGAGCCGCTATCTTGAGAGGCTTAGAAGGATTCGATTTAAGCTGATTCCAAGCTGATTGATAGAGACGAGGAGAATTAGACATGAGAAAAGTGGACTAACTAAAATGCCCCACAGACTTATGATCTATGAGGCATTTCGATTAGATCACTCCACGAATAGTGAGTGTATAATCATCTTAGAATCCCAGGTTAGCAACCAAATTGGATTCCTTCTCTGCGTTAAGAATCTTGTCTGCCTTTTCTAGCAAGAACTTAACGCAGTCTTGGAAAGATTCAGCTGCATCACCTGCACCATTGAGATAGATGGTGAGCATATCCTTCATCTTGGGAAGAATCTTCTCTTTCGCCTCATGATTAACCAGAGGATTCAGCTTCTGTGCAAACACTGCGGCCTGTTTGGTAATGACTTCATTAGTCATACCAGTGAGGCCAGGCATGATTGCAACATAAGACTTAACCCAATCTTCCCAGATTTCCTTGGGAATACCACGGCCCTTACGCTCAGACTCAGGTTGATTAGCGATTGCACTCCAAGAGACTTTACCGTACGGGAAATTCTCAGTAGTGATATCAGGATTATCTGCCAGAAGATCCTTGATATAAGATGTGAAAGTATCCTCGATAGATTGCATCAGGAGTGCGTACTCTTTAGATGCTTGATTCTGGAGAACTTCTACAACACCTTCGAAAGAGAGGAGAGGAATCTTAGCTTCGACAGTTGCACGCTTAGTAGTGACTCCAGTTTTCTCGTCCTTAATGGTACGGAAACCGAATTTCATTTCCTTAACATCAACCAGCTTGTTCTGGTTTTCAACATTGACAGCGGTAGATTCCTGATTTGCGACTTGTTCCATTTTGAATGGTTCCTTAGTGGAGAGTTGAGGGAGAGTTGATTAAAACGACTTGGGGTTATTTCCGAGTCTGGGGAGATTATGGCACAGGTACGGATGGATGTCAACCCCTAGGTATAGATGATTATATTGTATACCTCACTGAGTTTGCATTTCATTCCTCTCTACTTTGCCTTTAAAGTATTCCGCCTTCTCCGCTAGCGTGTTACCCTTAATCCTCTGATTCACTATTCCTCTTTCAAATGAATCAGCTTCACAGATAATATAGAGTTCCTTCTTGGCTCTGGTTACAGCAGTGTATAATAGTTCTCTCTGCATCATTGTTGCATGAGTGTGGTGGAGACAGAGATACACTTTATCCCATTCAGATCCTTGTGATTTGTGCACTGTGATAGCATATCCGAGAATTAGATTATTGAGTTGGCCTGCATCCTTGATTTCTATGGTTCGCTCTGAGTCGATTAGATACAATTCGATTACATGAGAACAGGCTCTGACTCTGTCATCTTCTCCATCTACTTTACCCATTGCTACTTGAGCTAGGAGGAAATCTGTGTCATCCTCAGTTGAGTGAGATTCTTTAGATGGTGATGTGGAGGTTGCTTTATGGCCCCAGTAATTAAGAGTAACTGACTCCTGTTGAGCTGGCGCACCTGAGTATTGAGGATTCGGATAGATGTTTTGAATGATTGCATCTTCACGATCATAGAGACACTTATCTCCTACAGAGTAGTAGGACTTTTTGAATCCATGAATCACTTCCCACACTACTCTACCTGATTGCTTAGCTAGAGTGTTAGCTAGGTGACGATTCAATTCATCTGATCCACATGCTTTATTGAATGGAATGAGGATAGCGTCGGTTTCAGGATTGTATTTACCTTTTTGAATCTCACCAGGAACTAGCTTACCATCTTGCATGTATCCACAGAAGAATTTAGCTAGAGTTGCCACTGCATTCTCAGCTGAAATCTTCTTTTTCCAATCATGTATTTTGAGTTGGTTAGGATAGTACCATTCGGAATACTCTTTCAGCGGGATCGGTACACCTGAGAGAATCCTATGTGCGAGTTTAATAATAGGAGAATCTAATGCTTGGCGATATACATCTGTGAGTTCAATCACAGGTAGCTCAAGCATTTTGAATCCTAGAATTGCTGATCCAAATACAGGAGGGAGTTGTTGAATGTCTCCTAGGAAAATGAATTGCACACCTGATGATACGGCTTGTTCGATCTCTCTGAATAGTTCGACTGAGATCATAGATGCTTCTTCGAGAACTATAACTCTTACCTCTTTAGGGAGATGATTGAGAGCATTTCTAGTTGCTTCGAATCGCATTGTATTTCTGAGTTTACCTGAATCAGGATCAGTTATTTCATAATATATGGGTGCGTATTCTAGGAGTTTGTGAATGGTGATACAATTACCTTGTAGATCCTCACTCATATTGCGGCGGATGTTATTAGTCGCTCTACGAGTGTATGCGGAGATAGAGATACCCGGAGAATTGTGAGGGAGATATTTGTGATCGTGTCCATTCATTGAAGGAATCATACCTGCTGCGAACAAAGCTTGAGTAACTGCTTTTTGTGCAGTTGTTTTTCCTGTACCTGCCGCACCGATTAGGATACATGAGTTGCCTGCTAGAACGAGTTTGACAAATTCTGATTGCTTAGAATTGAGAGTGATTAGATTTCCATGTTTGTCATAGATTTGATTCTCTCCCATATAGACCTGCTTAGTGTCTTTGTTTTGGAGAGTCTCAGGAATTTTTGATCCATTCGATTGTTGAATTTCTTGTGAAGTTGTCTCTGATGGTGATTCCTGAATCGTAGCAAGTGATACGTTAGTTTGAGTTGTGAGTACTTCATTTTGTTTCCTTTGTTTCTCTTGAAAATCGGCTAGAAATTTAGCTAGCCTAGGTGAGATTGATTGATTAGACATATTGATTTACTCTGGGTTATTCAGAGATTGAGTTATAGACAATAAGATCCAGAGTTATCCGTTCTTCTGGAGTCATTGAAAGAATAGAATCTCCAGCAGTCATAACTTTGTTATAGTAACACGCGTTTCTATAGTGGAGCGTTGCACTCTCATACCAAGTTGTATTTATTGTATGCTGGTCTAGAGAGTTACAAATATGATTCCAGAATTTTATAGCGTGAGTAGACATGATTTAGATTCCTTAATCTGATGTGAGTGTGGTTAACTGAGAGCGAGTGAATGTTGTGAATGAGCTGGAGAAATGAATGATGGGATTGCTCTAGGTTCCCATTTCATTCTGAATTGTTTCTCATGTTTCCAGCGATAGTATGCCTGATACTTGGCCACTGTGTCAAGGTCAGGTCGATACTTGATTTCTAATGGAGTAATTGCTTCTGCCCATTTAGTAGGGAGAGGATATGTGTGATAGAGATTTATGTCATCTGAGTGAGAAGCTCCAGAGATTGATTCATAGAATGTGAATGCATCCTGAGCAATCCAGAGAGATGAATGAGTGAATTTAGATCCTCTATATCTACGTTCTTTTTCTAGCTCTACTAATAGATTCATTAGCCAAGCTGCATGAGATATATCTTCAGCGACCCATTGTGTACAAGGATGATTATGATGGGTTGGAAGATAGAATCCTAGTTTCTTAGCTTCATAAGGTAGAGTACCTCTGATTTCTAGAGCTGTACAAATCATTTGTGCGCCTTCGAGAATCATTTTAGAGAGATGCTGATTACAGTGAGCTTGAGCTGCGAGAGTTGGATTAGTTGAGAGGATGAAGATATTCATTACAGTTCTCCGCCCATAAGATACATGTGAAAGAAATCTGATTTAGTTGATCGCTGTGCTGGATGTGGATTAGATCCGTCTGGTTGATCATATAGATATTGGATAAATGTTTGCATACAAGAGAATCCAAATCTCCAATGAAATTGTCCAGCGAATTGTGGTGTGATGTTGTCCATGATCTTATTCTCCTTCTTTCCTATATCTCATTTTGAGATCCCAATTAGCTTTAGCCTTAAGGAATTCAAATGGTGATTTATATTGCTCTCTCCGTGGTGCCTCAGTTGGAGCTGATTGAATACCTGCGATTAGGTTAGCGTCTCCAGCATTAGAGGAATCAGAGAGAATTTTGAATGATGTAACTCTACCACCTAGATCAACATCACCGAATCCTAGATAAGATTCTTGTTTTGTTAGGCCATTTCGGAGGAGTTTCATTAGAGAATATGCGTATATAGAACCATGTCCATGCACTTCACTAGTTCGTTCTTCTATAGAGAGTTCATCTTCACAGTGTTCTATCACTTCGAGAATATGTTTCTTAGGAAATTGCCAAATAGCTTCTTCTTTCGCACAGGCACGAATGATTTGTTTCCAATACTCTGAAAGTGTAGATGGTTGTTTAGTGAGAGGATGAGTGATTCTCATGTCAGGGAAATTAGCTGCGACTTCAGCCCATGATGCTAGAGAATTAGCTAGAAGCTCTGGAGTTGTGTGAGCTGTTTTGATTAGTCTCTGGAGAGATGATTCTCTCTTATCTAGAGTTACTTTCAGAGCTTCCCTAGATGCTGATTCCCTGAGTCCATCATACCAATCATTGTAATTCTCTGTCCACGATTGAATCCAATGATAAGTATTTGTGAGGGATGCAGTGTCAGGAGAGATTACAAATCGTGGGAGAGTGAAAGATGGATGCTTGATTAGATCAATCTTACCTACTATGGATATGAGAGACTCCATATTAGATGCGATGATTTGTGGAGTTTGGGGAGTGAATTGTGCTGGCACTCGCCAGTCGATTAGATCGGTGCTGTTAAAGAGACTGAGATAGAGGAGATAGGATTCTGTGACAGATAACTGTCCTGCACTCCATCTACCTGTTAGAGATAGGAGACGTTTTTTAGGAATTGAAGAGAGGATGATAGTATTCTCTGGTGTGGAGTGATAGAGGCATATGCTCACAATTGAACAGTATGCCTGAGAGAGAACATAGGATTTGTGCCATGTGGATTTACTCGCTGGTTAGTGAGTTGGATTAGATAGTTGAGTGTAGATTATAATTTAGTAACTAGAGATTGCATATTAAACAATCCTTGTTCATATTCTAATTCCTCCTGAGTCTCCATGAGATTATTCTCATATCGATACTCTTTCACTAGGAGTAAATCAGTGACATGGAAAGATGCTCTCATATCAGGGTTTTCTTTCCAGACTTTATAGAGAGCTTCTTTGCGAGATTCACGAGCTGATTTAGAATCTTGAGTTTGGCGAATTGAAAGAGACTCAGTAGGATTAGATGGAAATCCTAGAGATTCTGAAAGAGTCACTTTAGGTTTCTCTACATACGCTGGAGTCACAGATACATTGCGTATCTTATGTTCAAACACACTAAGAGTGGAGATAACACTGATTGATTCCTCAGACATATCGGATTTACACAGAGTGAGAATGTGTGTGATTTGCTGAGAGGTTAGAACTGGTCGATACTTTGGATTCATTTGCTTAGTCCTTAGTTGGGTGAGAATTAGATGCTTTCGAGACTTCAAAATCAGCTCTTGCATTAAGAGTCTGGAAATCAGTTAGCAACCCGGGGTGTGATTTATCCAGTTCGAGAATGATATCCTCAGTTGCTTCATGAATCATACGTTCCGCTAGATGCACGAATTGATGTTCTCCTGAGTTATGACCTATGAGGGATGTGAATTTACACGCTAGAGATACAATTGATGCAGTGTTTCGGGTAACTGCGAGTAGATTAGTTAGGAGTTCCGCATGTGGTTCTCCTTTGATTTGCTCGATTGTTGCGAGAATCTCTGCTAGAGAATTATTGAGAGCTTCGGAGACTTTAGAATCAGGAATAAGAGACATGATATATGAATTCCTTATTGAATGGTGATATTGATACAAAGAAAATCCAGTTCAATGGAATTCTCATTGATATAAATACCTAGTCCAAACACCCAGTGTTTAAGATCAATGACTAGGAAATGATCTTTGATGAATTCCCAATCGCATAGTCTGCCACGATTGAACCACGAGAAATCGATTTTATTTAGATCCATGATTGATATGTCCTTTTAAAAGTTAGAGAATTGTAATAGATTCTGTGAGAGACATACGATTCCAGTCAAGCGTATTTGATTCATATGCTTGAATAATTTTGATTGTGTGAGAATGTTGCCAATGTTTTTCGTTTTGTCTAGCAGCATCAGCATCAGCATCAACAGCATAAGTAGCATAAGTAGTAGCATAAGTAGCATAAGTAGCATAAGTAGCAGCATAAGTAGCATCAACAGCATAAGCAGCATAAGCAGCATAAGTAGCAGCATAAGCATCATAAGTAGCAGCATCAGCATAAGTAGCATCAGCATAAGTAGCATAAGCATAAGTAGCATAAGCAGCATCAGCATAAGCAGCATAAGTAGCAATTTTTCTGCCTGCCACAATCGCATTCCTAGGTCTCATATCCTGAGGATACTTTGATTCAAACAAATGCAATGTATGTTCTGCATAATCACAGGCAAGCATACGATAGAGTTTCTTATCAATTCGCTTGATTGCCCATAGAATATAATTCAATGAGATATGTTCTGCGATTTGTGAGAGTTTTGCATTCGGACCTACAGTTTTTTGAGCATCCAAGAATTCAGTAATACCTGATGAGCAGGCATCCATGCTTTGGAGTGTTTCGAGTGTGATAGGTGCATCGATAGGATGAATGGATTGTGGGGATTCAGTCATTATAAGACTCCATTGGTTAGATATATGAGTTGGCAACATAGCCGATATGCACACTCACATATATAACTATTCTATGAGTGTGCATATAGAAATGTCGTTAGTACCTATTCAATGCTGTCTGAGTGACACCTGAGTTGAGTCAGGGATTTGAACTGTTTTCCAATCATATATAATATGGTGATGCGTGCCTTTCCATGCAGTGAATTCAGTTTGCAGTACACTCCATTTCTTACCATCATAGGAAGTAATCAATCCATTCTGATAGTAGAAATTCGAATGTACTGTTTTCTGTGGAGATTCTCCCGTTGTCACTACTTGAGATAGGAGGAGTTTAGAGTTTGCCATACGTTCAATGATGGATTCAGCCATTTGATTAGCTCCTAGAGTGTGAGATAGTGTGTTGGGTAAAATCACCCATAATAGTCTCATCTACTAAGATGTTAGAGATAAGACTATGAGTGTGATTCTAGCCTAGAATCCTAATGCACTAGTATCGATCACACCTTTAGATGTAATACCTGCACTAGCTGCATTTCTAGGTTTATATCCTAACTCATAATGAATGAATTCATTAGGACAAATTCTAATCAACTCCCTCATAAACTCCGGTCCATGTTCCCAATGCTTATGAATCATCCATGCATATGCATGAGCCATTTCATGAGATATATACCATTCTTTGAATCCATGATCGCGTTTCATTGCGAACACAGGAATAGTAATCACTTGTTCACGCAGATAGCATCTACCTCTGGATTGATCTACACAGTAGAATCTCCAGTTATTCTCTTTAACGAGATTCATTCCATTCTCTTTAACCTGAGATGAACATCCAGTGAATAGAGTTTTCATCGCATCACGATTGATGCAATTAGGGATGAATACATCATCCTCAGGGAATAGAACTGTGCGACGGGACATTTCATATTTCCTTATTTGAGTGCATCCATCATTGTTTCTATATCATCAATCGATGCATTGATTTTATCCGTCAGTGAATCATAATCATCCTTTGTAACTGTTTCATCAACAACTATGGAATCAATCAATTCTTTCATTTGTTTCAATGCTCTGCACATTGAAATAGAACCCCTAGGATGTTGCAATACTTGGGGTAATTCTTTTGCAAAATCAATCATATTTCAAATCTCCAATCTAATCAATTTGAGAATCCGGCCGCTCTGGCACGCCATGCCATAATGCCAGGATGCCAGTGACCTGTCAACCCCACCCCATACGGCAGGCAATCCGCTAATTAGTCTTCCCATTCATATATACACCCATCTAGTCTATTGGATGCATATATGAATGGTCTATATTCTAGGGTGTGGATAGTATTATGAGAGTCGTATTCGGGTACTTTGGGGGATTCAAAATTAAATCATATATAATATATAATAATACTATATATCTTTTTATATCCCTAGCTGGGGAGATATGTGTAGGGAGGATATATCTATATAGTCAGTGTGTGGATAGCTAACTATATAGATATGTCCGACCTGACGGGGGGTTCCGGCGGACGGCGCGTTTTGGGCTCTGGCATCCTGGCATCCTGGCACGCGGTGACACAATGCCAGAATCGGCAGATTTTCACCAATATTGTTATCAGTGAAAATCTGCCGCAGTTCACTGCGATTGATGTATCAGAATCCGAGTGCGTCAGAATTCACTTCAGACATCAGTTTTGCCAGTTGTTCCGATGCTTTCTTATGGTAAATTGCCATGCGAGAATCAACACTATCCACCCCGCAAAACTCCACAAATCGAATCATCCCGCGGCATTTCGGCATATCAGGCTGATACTTACCTGACGCCCATCCCGCGAACATGTCACGCAGAACATTGGATTTTGTTTCAATAACTTTGAGTTGTTCATCAGTGTATGAATTGAAATCAGCACCAAACTTACACATATGCGCGATGAATTCATACGCGCTATCGGAATATGTTTCAGTGAACCATTGTTGCAGGTATGCCGTGGTGATCCGGCCACCCGATGAATCGGAATCGAGATACTTGATACATGCATCAATGGAGATATCCTCCTGTGCGATCTCCTTAGCTCCGGTCTTGATGATGGTTTCACGAATGAGATTGTCCTGTACATCTGAAAGCATCCCGACAATGTGGGGCATCATCGCAGTGAGTTGTTCCTGGGTCGGATTCTCCAGACGTGGAATACTCACACACTTGGATTCGGTGAGATTAGGAGATTCATACTCTCCATCCTTGTTCTTCTTCGCAATCACTCGCGCGAGTCGCTGACCTGACAAAGCCTTGGATGATTTATCAAGTGTGAGAACAGTGTGACGATTAGAAATGACGGACATGATGATTTACCCTTTCGAGGTGTTGAATGGATCAATGGGACTATTCCCGCACTGCACACTAGAGCTAACATTGCCCAATGCACAGTAAGTGAATCTGTCACAGGCACTCAGAGTAAAATTGAGCTAGCGACTTATTCTCACGAGTGATTACAAAATCATTACGATCAATGTAACCTAGCATGCGGTGGTCACCTTGTTGTTTCATTCTTTCCTGCACATACTCCACCATTTCAGCATCGGATATATCCGCCTGTATCCCATACGATGCCAAGTAACTGACACGACCAGACGGTCTAAGCATGGGATGAACATATAAGGTAATCATTCTCTAATCTCCAATGATATGTTGGCAACATTGCCACAATGCCCACTGATTAGAATGGACATTAGGACTGGTCGCTTAGATAGGATAGATTCTGTGGAATCGACTGTAATGTGTCCTGACATATGCCCGACATTCTTTCATACTGCCTGTGAACACTCGCGCAGAGTTCAGCAGATACACGACTGTGTACATATTCATTCTCCATTCATCAAGTTAGATCACTTACACACATTTCATTTAGCACTATCTATATGATACACCAGGATCTGATTAGTTCAACCACTGTTACACACTGTTACAATTGTCAGCATCATCATCCCATACACCTACTAACTGACCAGTCAGTCATTACCACGCTCCACTACCTTACCGCAGTGTGTACACACTAACTAACCGTCCATAGCGACGGGAGGGTAGGGGCCTTTTTAGTGTTTTCGTGCGGCTTCTATCCTATAGTAGCTCTCTAAAATTTCTAACAAAAATTACAATTTCACACTCCACTAAGTTAACTCATACTCCTAAATGACCCCACACCAGACTTCGTCTGCATTTAATGTTATACTATCTCCTATCATGACCTCCACACAAAACACCACCTCAGATAAAGCTCTTACATTGCTAGCTGATGGACTGGAGCCAGCAGTTGTAGCGAGTGCATTAGGGATTACACCATCTAGAGTCTCACAACTCCTAGCGGATGAGGAGTTTACAAGGAAACTTGCGGAACTCAGATTCGGAAGACTCCAAGAGAATAATGCACGAGATAAAGAACTGGATAATCTAGAGGATCAAATCATCAGACAACTGAGAGCCTCTCTACCTCTCGCTATGAGACCAGGAGAACTCGCTAGACTCTTACAAATAGTGAATGCAGCTAAGAGACGAGGCCAAGCAGCTCCAGTAACTTCTCTTGGCGGAGCAACGATTATTAAACTCAATATTCCCATCCAAGTAGTTAATCATTTCCGACTCAATGCAACTAATCAAGTTATATCCGCTGGTGCTCAGGATCTCCTAACACTTCAATCAGGACAAGTAGCTCAACTAGCTGATGCAACTCTCAAGAGGATTACACAAAATGAATCCGCCTCTGCTAATGCAAAAATCAACCAACATTCTCTCACCTCCGAAGAACTTGGATTCGGCGCCTAAAGCGCTTACTCCAGTACAAGCTGATCGTGAGAGAGCTAATGAGTTGCTCATGAGAATTCTCGCTAACTCCACTAATCAAGTCTCACGAGTAACAACCTCAGGATCTCTAATAAATGTCTAAAGATCAGGGAGACTTTGCGAGCATTGAGGAATCAGCTTTTGAATCTCAAAATGCTCACGAACTAGCTCGTACCTCTATGGATTTTTTTGCAGCACTAGCGATGCCTGCGATTTTCAAGTATTTCTTCCCTGTAGTTTTTAAATCAATCTGGGCTTGGGTAGTAGAACATCTTCTTAAAATTCGAGATTTCTCCTATCTAGCAATCGGACTGCCTCGAGGTTTTGGTAAGACTCTAGTTATTAAACTCCTCATTCTCTACGCAATTATATTCACCAAACGACAATTCATAATCATCATCT